GAGGCGGCAGATCTAGCATCTGTCCAAAGAGAAAAGAAGGCTCGACTCGCTGCCGAAGAGTCCTATTACAAGGAACGGTACAACGACATCAAACAGCTAGAGGCGGCAGATCTAAAGGCTGCCCAGAGGGCTGCCGCCGCAAAGAAGAAGGGTCAAAAGCACGTCAGTGGAATACGCACTAGGCATTTTGCAAAGGTTGCGAGAGAGGAAGCTGCGGCACTCGACCAGGCCACTCGCGCCGCGAACAAGCACACAGTCTCCATGAAGAAGATGGGTGCTGCGGTAGAGAAAAACACAGGAGGGGTACGTGCCCTTGGTAACTCTGTTTACTTTGCGCAGCGTGCATTCGCCGCCCTGGGTGGATTTATGGTCATCCGTCAATACTTGGCGATGACGGACGCTTTTCAGAACATGAACAACCGGCTCAAGTTGGTGACAAAGTCGGCACACCATTTAGGTGAAGTACAAAAGGAGCTATTTGCCATCGCCAAAAACACTAGACAGAGTGTCAAGGATACTGTCGAGACGTATGTTCGATTGAACCTATCTTTGAAAAAATCCGGCCTTTCTCAAAAGCGGTTGATGGGTGTTATGTCTACGCTCAATAAGATGCTGGCTGTGTCTGGTGCATCTGCAATCGAGGCATCACAATCGATCAGACAGCTGAGCCAGGCGTTCTCAAAAGGTAAACTTGACGGCGACGAATTCCGAAGTGTTTCGGAAGCTATGCCTAGTATCCTTACTGCACTTGAAGAGTCGCTTGGAAAGACACGCGGCGAGCTTCGCGACATGTCCGAAGCTGGACTGATCACTGGGGAGGTGCTTGTTGAGGCGTTCGAGGCTGTCAGTGCTCAAGTGGATAACGACTTTGACAAATCCATTGTGACATTAGGCCAGTCCTGGCAAGTCCTTAAAGATGAAGTGCTAAAGAGCGTCGGTGCATTCAACGAGTCATCAGGCACAGCGGGACTTTTAGTGGACGGGCTTATGTTGCTGGCCAACAACCTCTGGCTTGTCGTCGCAGCCCTAAAGGTCTTGTTCTACATGCTTATGATCAAGATGACAAAGGCGCTGATCACGGTAGTCCTCAACACAGCGTTGTGGTCAACCACGCTGACAGGGACGTTGATACCAAGCCTGATCAAGACAGTGGCGAGTATGTATAGGATCATCGTGGCCGGTAAGCTCATGAGGGCCGTGTCGTTAGTAGGTGCAGGCGCATTCGCCGCTCTGGGTGCAGCAATCGCAGTGGTGGTCGTTGTGGGTTATAAATTTATCAAATGGCTCACCGCCGCTGCGAAGGAAAATAAATTCCAAAAGCTTATCAGGAAGAACACAGAGGCCATTGACGAGATGGAATCAAGGCTACGCCATTTACGCCGTATAGACCCTACTGACGAGCGGATCGAAGGATTGGAGAAGGAGATTAAACTCCTTAGAAAGCGGAACGACTTGGCGCGGGTTGATCAAATTGCCGAGTCCGCAGCCAAATTTGAGGCGAAGATCTTCAAGGACCTTGAAGATCGAATTGAGGCGCAGCGGCAGGCCATCGAAACCTTGCTGGTCCAGAAAGACACCGGGTATGCTGCTGTACAGTCCGGCCTCGCAGGTGGAGGTACCGTCGTTATCAAAAGCACTGTTAATAATGCTGAGATAGAAGCTGCGATAGCCCTAAAAAGAGAAGAGTTAGAGCTTTCAAAAGAAGCGCTTAAATTGAAGCAGGCTGAGAGGGATGCAAAAGATGCGGCGGCAGCAGAGGCACAGGCAATCGTCGAATTAAAGAACGAGTATTCGAAACTGAACAAAGAACTTGTCGGGGCGGCAGGTAAAATGGTGGCGTACCAAAAGGGTGTTGAACTTTTAAAGAAGCTGCACGAAAAGGAGATCATAAATATAGATACACTGGTCAATAAGCTTAGACGCCTCAAGAAAGCATACGCGGATCTCCACCCAGAGGTTGCTGCTGTTAAAAAACTAGAGGACACGAAAGAGGATCTCGCAGCAGGTGAAGCTGCAAGAAGGATTGCCAAGGATCAAGGGCTTAGTAAAGAAGCAGTCAAAGCTGCCGTGAAAGAGGCCGAGATCGTAAGTAAAGAGACTCGGGAGTTCGTAGAGGAGGGGCTGGCTAAAATTGCAACAGGTTTCACTCCTCTGCAGTGGCGCTTTCGCGCCGATGAGATTTTTAAGGGCCTCAAAATATACCTCGCTGCTACAGCAGAGAGGCGAAAGCTCCTCGCTGAAGACGGTGCTAAGGACAGGAAGAAAAAGGGAAAGAAAAAGGACCCCAGCGGCGATGCCGCCAAAGCCTTGGACGCACTAGTTGACTCCATCAACCCTACAGCTGCTGCCTATAGAGAGTTGGCAGCAGCCGAGAAGACTCTCGCTGACGCGCAACTGTACAAGCACCTAAGCCAAGATGGTCTGGAGGCCGCAGAGATTGCACAGCTTGTAGTCAACACTCTTAAGGATCAGATGGATCCGTTAAAAGCATTGGACGATCAGATGGCTAAACAGGCTGCGACCATGGGTATGACAACCGATGAAGCAGCCAAATACAACGAGCAGCTTGAGCTTCGTGCTGAGCTTATGCGAAAACTCGGTAGGCCCGGTAAGGCTACTACGCCGGAGGTCGAGGCAAAGGCAGCCAAGTCAGAGGCGCAAGGAGAACTCGCCTCCATAATGGAGCAGCGGGCTAATGCGATACAATCTGAGCGCGATGCCATCATGTCCGCAGGTGAAGCTATGGAGGCTTACCTGATCACGCATGAAGCCATTGAAGGTAAGAAGAAGGAGCTAACTGGGTCGGGGGTCGAAACGCTGCGTCTACAAAATCTCGCGAAGCTCTACCCAGCCATAGAAGAAGAGATGCGGGAGATGGTGCGGGGTACCATCGGAATGACTGACGCACAGAAAGACTTGGTTACAGTAAATGATCTGTACGCTAATAAGCTAGCCCAGATCAATCAGTTGGCCAAGGAGACCGATATGAGCGAGGCCAACCGAGTCAAGATGATATCTCAGGTCACCGAGGAGCTTCGCCTCCAGACGCAAGAGCTGAACGCACAGATCATAGCAGGTGGATATTTGAAGGGTGTGCTTACACAGCTTACCGACACCGCCATCTATGAGAAGCAGGTCGAAATTATAACGAACACGTACCAAGGACTTGAGGATGCCCTTGTAGGCACCTCAGAAAATATAAGATTTGCATTGGGTAATATGTTGGACGGAGCTGAGGACCCCTGGGAGGATTTCACCAGTAACGTGAAGGGGTTGTTTAGGGACCTGGTGGACTCAGTCATACAAGATCTAACAAGGATGATGATTAAGATGGCCTTGGCGGCGGCGTTTGATGACGCATTAAACGCCGATAGCGGTGGGCTCAAAGATTCAGTGGCATCTGCAGCAAAGGACGCCGCAATCACGTCGGCTATGGCAGCAGCCGCAGCTACGACGGCTGCAGCTACAGCCACGGCGGCAGCTGCTGCAGCCGTCGCTGCGGCTGCTGCAGCCAAGGCAGGAGGAGGAGCGGGAGGAGTGGCGGCAGGTGCCACTGGGGGATTAGACGCAGGTATGGCCATGGCAGCCATGAAGGCAGCCATGGGATTCCCAGGATTTAGGCACGGCGGCACTATCAACACCGCAAACCTCCCAAGATTCGCCAACGGTGGATCTATGCAAGTCGGTGGGCAAGGTGGCCCAGACACCAAGCTTGTTCAGTTCATGGCGTCACCAGGTGAAAATGTCCATGTCACCAACCCTGGGCAATCTAGGCTGGATAACAATAAGGGTCAGGAGAAAGAACCCGCTCCAGTGACAATCAACAACATAATTGATCCATCATCCATCTCGGCGGCGCTGGCATCACCAGCGGGTAAGCGAGCCATCATGAACACCATCCAGCAAAACGGAGCTACGGTAAGGAAGCTTCTTAGGTAGATGTCTATCCTCACACTCCAACCCGAGTCATTCACTCACACCTACGAGTGGATGACGGATGTGCTTGTCTCAATCAACGGGAATGAGCAGCGTATATCCATTCGACAAGAGCCTAGGCAAAATTTTGCCATGTCCCATCTGGCAGATAGCGATGAAGAGATCCAACAATGGAGGTATGAGCTTTTCACTGGGATCGACGGGGTGTGGACGATTCCGATCTGGCCAGAGTCTGAGACGACCACCTCTGAGTCCACCACTGGGGGAAGTACCATAGACGCGGACTTCACCATGATGGACGACGCACTAGGCGCATGGGCATTTTTGATCGCAGACCCAGAGTTACAGACATACGAGATTGTATTTTTCGTGTCTCGTACTAGCACAACTTTGACAATTTTAGGTACGTTGAGCAGCACCTACCCAACTGGGTCCTCGATCACACCCCTTGAGCAGTGCTTGGTCCAGAACAACTCCGGGTACCAAGCGATGTCAGTAAACGCGGCGTCTGTGGAAATGGACTTCCAGCAATACTCATCCAATGTCTTGTCTGGAAAAGGTGCAACAGCGCTGACGCTGCACAACACCATACCTGTTCTTGACAGGAGGCCAGAGGAGGGGAGCGATTCTTTTTTTGGGCTTATGACTCGATTAGACTACGGACATAAGACATATGTCCTGAGCGAGCAGGTCTTTGCAAATATAACATCCTCCAGGTCGTACACATCGCGGGGCAAGGCGGATCGGCAATGGTGGAAATTATTCTTGTCCACAGTCAGGGGGCAGTTGAAACCATTTTACTGCTCCACGTACCGTCCAGATATGACAATCGACTCTCAGCCTGCACAGGCTGCCACCACAATTGATGTAGTGGACGATGCCACTGTGGCCGGGATAAACGACGCGACGGGTTGGGAAAGCTCGCTGGCCCATGCTGAGCTGGCCATAGACACTGCTGATGACGATACGCAGTACGTCACTATGACAGCCGCCGTTGACAATGGTAATGGCACCCACACCATTACAATAACGCCAGCGCTGACCAACACTGAAGCAGGCAGCACGGTCCTAAACATATCTTTTTTGGAGCTGAGTAGGTTAGGCTCTGACAGTGTTCAGATAGAACACCTGCATGACAGCAGAACTGTCAACCTGTCTACTAGAACGATACAAGCATGACTTATTCAGCAGACGAAGACTCCAGAGACTCTGGTACGCCTGTAGAGCTGTACCAATTCATTGGCAGCGCATCGAGCTACTATTACACGAGCAGTGATATGGATGTCACGTTTGATCCCCCAGTTGGTGGAGGTCCGTTCGACTTCGTGTCTGTACCTTCACTAAGATCACAGCGTGGGGTCAACCCTGATGGAGACTCGCCGGAGATCTCGGTCACACTGCCCATCTCTCTGCAAATTGTTTTGGACTACGTGTTCAACATCGCACCGGCATCCTTGCAATTGTACATCTACCGAGTCCACGTAGACACAGGCAACTGGGTAACCTACTGGAGTGGGGATATTTCAGCTTGGACAGTCAACAAGCGAGAGGCAAGCTGCCGAGCTGTTGATAGTATCTCTGTACGTATGGAGGACGAGCTTCCACAAACATTCTTCCAGGGGTTGTGCAACAACTACCTCTATGACTCCGTGTGTACAATTTCTGCAAGTCTCTATGAGGAGGTGGATACCGTAGACGCAAGTGGAATCAGCGGAGACGGGTTGACGATCACAGTTGTGTCAATAGGTGCAAGGGCCGACCAATGGGCGCGTGGTGGGGAGTTGGTACACCCAACAACTGGGGATCGACGTATGATCGTCGATCAGACTGGCCGCGTCATAAAGGTGCTATGGCCATTCTCAGATATAAGTGATGGTGATCAAGTGAGGGCCTACGCCGGGTGTGACCACTCCCTTAACGACTGTCATAATAAATTCGGATCAAACACTGCGAACTTCGTAGGTGCTCCATACATCCCAACAGCACGAGTTCTGGAAGAGGAGTAGACACATGTCCGTTGGGTTTTTAACAGTGTTGGCAATGAACACAGCCCTGTGGGGGCTGAGCTATCTACTCAGAGATGATGAACTTGATGAGGAGATAGACGAGAAAACAGGGAAGGGAAATGGGGCGGGAAATGCCCCAACGGAGGGGGACCCCGTAGCTGTCATCTATGGAACATCTAGGATAAGCAATGTAGGTGCGTTGATCCACCGCAGTAGGAAACCTAGACAGGTCTACAAGGATACCGACCGGGATGCTGCAGAGACTAAAATAGTATCGGGGGTATTTGAGAATGTTGTTGACGCACAATTCGCAATTTGCCTGGTTCCTAATATTGATACGACATGTGTGCTGACTCGTGTGTGGTTGAAAGATCGAGTGGTGGCAGGTGCGGTCAGTTCGACACAGAAGACCATAAAGTTTGCGGAGCATGTTTATGTTGGTGATGAGACAGTCGCAAACGTTCCAGCACTTCACGTAGATAACTTCTGGGATGAGGTGGGGGCGGGCGGTACCATAGGCCAGGGGAGTAATCCATTTACATATTCTGCGGGGAGTAGCGCAGGGCAAAATGCAAGACGTGCCACTAAAGCGCTGATGCATGTCTATCTCGGCACATACCCACAGGCTGAGAATTCGTTTGTCTCTACGATGGTTGAGGATGTGTTCGATGCGGAACTGAACACAGCCGCATGGTCACACCATGCCGGTGGGCTCCCAGGGATAGCACATATTGTACTGGAGGATTTCGTAGTCGGGGAAGGTTCGTCATTCCCAGGGATGTCCGTAGAGTGTGAAGTGATCCCAGACATCTCAGGATCTCCTATTATAGCAAGTACGGTTACAGGAGAGCCCAATGATGCAAACCCGGCAGCCGTACTGTGGTCGGTATTAACGGACCCAGTAACCGGGCTGGGTCTACCAGCCGCCAAGCTAGACAGAGGGTCGATAGCTACGGCATCCAATACGCTGTCATCTGAGGGTCACGGATTCTCAATAACTTTGCGGAAAAGAATGTCCGCAAAGAAGCTTATAGGGATCATACTCAAGCAAATAGATGGTGTCCTTTATGTGGATCAGACAAGTCAGTTAATAACACTAGACTTGATCCGAGAGTCCTACGGGTCACATCCGTACCCAGGGTTGGATAATTACGGGGCCGACGATGTCTTAGAGGTCTTAGATTATAGATTGACCTTGTGGAAGGACACGTACAACGCAGTGCGTGTAGCTTTTGAGGACAGGGCAAAAGACTACGCAGACCGTTACGCCATGGCGCAGTCGGTTGGTAATTACGGGATTGACAATAGGTACAGATCACTTGAGATAAAATACCCTGGCGTGAAGTCCGCCACTCTCGCTAACACTTTAGCCGCGAGAGATTTGAGGTTTCATGCGACACCTCAGTTGTATGTCAAACTCCGCGTCAATCGGACTGCAAAAGATCTGGTGCCAGGAAGCGTGTTCCTCTGGTCAAGCCCCGAGCACAACGTTACAAACATGGTCCTACGGGTCCATCAAGTAGATCTAGGAACACTTGAAGACAACTCCATAACCTTGGAGTGTACCAGGGACAAATATTCACAGATCTCTTCAGGGTTCGCAGAACCCCCGCCAACTTGGACAGACTACATTGGTAGCACAGACATCATAGACCCTGGGTGTTTGATCTCAGTAGAGCCCCCACCCAATTTTTGGTTCGGGAAATTTGCCGATCAGACGGGTATGATACTCACCTTTGGAGGTTCGCCGGACGACAGGGCAATGAGCATAGACTCCGCGTTCAATCCGGCGGATTCGTTTTACGAACCTTTTGACGGGGCTACTTCGGACACCCCCTGCGGGCAGGTATCCGCAGCATATGCCCCGGGCACGTCTGGTAGATACTACGACACCATAACTGGGTTGGATGTGGAAGGGCTGGTGTCGGAAGACGTACTGCGTAACAGTACAGAGTCCGAAGTCCGATTAGGCAGGGCTGTGATCTTGGTAGGGGACGAGTACATGTCCTATGAGTCCTACACAGATCTAACTGGTGGAAAGTATCGATTAAATAATGTCTGGCGAGGTCTTTTTGACACGGTGGCAGAAGATCATGGTGTGATGGAGTCCATCTTCTTTGTCTCAGAAGGTTTGATGACAGCGAAGACTAGTAGACGAAGCGTAGAGTGCTCAAGCCCTGCGGTGATAAGCCACCAACTCACTGTCCGAGGGGACAGGAACATCTCAGCGGCGCGACCTGTTCTTACAGAGGTATCGCTTACCCAGCGGAGTCAAAGACCTAACAGACCGAACCAGTTTGTTCTTCGTCACGACGGCGCGGACGCGGTAGCAAGTGGACCAGAAATAGATTACGCATTCAACGAATCAAACACCACAGAGATCGTTAATGCTGCACCTGTAGGCGCAGATGCACAGGTGAGCGATGCATTCACCTATGGAGATGTATGGGACAATGATCTACGTGCCACATGGGCACTACGACCAATACTCTCCGGTGGGTGTAACGTGATCGTCAGGGGTGACGACTCGGATGTGGCTTATGCCAAAGACGAGGGGTCGTACCTTCGTATCGAGGCCAAGGGGGATCAAGACAGCACCTGGGAGGTTTTGACCCAACGGGATATTCAAAACAACCCGATTGATACGAGCACTGAGTTTGTGGACATGTCCACAGCTAAGAGTGGCACAGGTTCGATAAGACTGTGCGCGTTTGGTCCGTCGCAGACTACTGGCGAGGAGCTTATGTCTCGCACGGCAGAGGAGGTCACAGTAGACGTCCACACGTCGCGGCAACTTCTACTGAACAGAAACTTCAGACCCTACTGGGACGTGGGCAGTGACTCGTCGGCTGCTTACGGCGACGGACAGGTGTACCCAGGTAACCCAGTCTACTCTGCGCGAGCTTGGAAGAACGTCACAGCTGGTGCAGGCCGACCGCGTTACAAGGTTATGCCCGCGCCACTCTTGCAAGGAGCGGACGATGAAGGGTTCTCTTTCACGGGTGAGTTCATCGCAGGTGAGTACGTCACAGTAGAGCAGGTTGTGGCAGTTCCGTACCTGGATACGGAGGGGAGTAAGGTCCACCTCTCTTGGTATGGACAAAACCCCCTCGGCGATGAGTCCTGCTATTACGATGTCACAATTGACACTCTCGACGCAGACGGGACTGTACTTGATACAGCGAACGTGAACGATGTCATCGGATCGGGGGCGACCACATGGGAGTACGAAGACTCAACCCTTTCGGCTATCTCGGCGGGCGCAAGATCTATAAGGGTGACGGCAGGTATTCGTAACACGACGACCGGTGAGCCATCGCTCAGTAAAATGTCGATGGTCATGGGGCGTGATATAGCCACGGACCAATTGGTAAATGGAGATTTGGACGTACTGACTGGTTGGACACGGGTCGGCACATGGTCAATAGAGTCGTCGGTCGGTGCGCTGAGCCCACTGGAATCCCACGCCATCGGATTTGCGCTAGCTCCAACAACCGGAACAACCGCAGAGCTGTACCAAGATGTAACTCTACCCGCTGGGTATGGGACAGGAGACTACGCCAGCGTTCAGTGGTGGACAGCGAACACAGATACCTTAGATGGTGTGGCCATGACGCTATATGCGTTGGACACCGGTGGTAGCACACTAGACTTCATAGTTGTCGGGGGAGATGCACACCCGGATCTGAACCAGTGGTACTTCCACGAAGCCTACATAAAAATACCAGGCGAATGCACAGACGTGCGTGTTCACTTTAAGTCGATCCAAGGCGCTGGCGCGATGGACGTCGCCGTTGATTATGTTGACCTAACATTCATCAAAGGTGTCGCCAAAGAAGTTGAGCTGAACTGGACCAACACAAGTTTGCAGATACAGCCGGCTGGGAGTGCAGAGTTTGCTCGCGCCACAGGGCAGTCACGCCTTGTCCCAGAACACATTTTTCCGATGGATGACGGAGCTGGTGTTGCTCCGGTGGATGTGGTCCAGGGCGTAACCTTTGCTACTGGCGTAGGTACTGTCGACGTTGACTACTCTTATGCAGCGCCCTCATATGGTCTCTACGATGATGTCGATCATAGTTCGAGAACTGCGCTTGAGATCAGTTCTTCCAGTGGTGGGGTGTCGTGTGCTGACGCCAAGTTTCTAAACCCAGGTCATCGATCATTCGGGATTTATCTTCAGTATAGAATAGTCGAGGGGGATAGCGGTGGAACTGTAAGCATCATTCGCAAGGGCGGTGATCATGTCACCCCAGCCCTGGGTGATGTTACCTGGCAGCTTCACTATGATGAGACAACGCACCGCGTGTATATGGCGCTGGCATATAACTCAACGGATGCAGGCAGCTTTGCTGTGAATGCATATGTCGGGGGTACTGTAGATGACGCCTGCCATCATTGGCTCTACGCAAAAGTAAATATGGCGGCTGAGACTGTGGAGGTGTTCGGAGACACCGACGCAGGAACATCAACATCACTAACAACTATGATGGCTGCCATAGTTGCGGAAGATGAGAAATTCGAGAACGTTACTGATTTGGTGGAGATTGGATCAAACTCCGATCTAGACTCGAACGACAACCCTGTCCAACTGTCTTATCTAGCCACCCTTCGGGACAGTGCGGCTGAGATCTTCACAAGAGCCCACGGACAAGCCATGTGGACCCACGGCGTTTGCCCAAACGTTCTCGACACAGGCTACGACATCACCTATGCACGTACCACACGAGTCGGCTACCCAATCGCTGCCGACAAGGTGGCGATGTGGGCGGGCTCTGCCGGTGGCGGCGACGTCCAGGTCCCACTGGAGTTCAACGCTGGCTTCTCTGGCACAGAGTTTCTTTCGCTGGGCTGTCACCCAGCCACGGAGAACCTGGCTACATACGCAAATGATCTGTCCCAGTGGACGGCGAGCAGCGCAACCACACCAACGGCAAAGCTTATCTCGGAGCGAGGGCTCAGGGAGATGGGCGTCGTTGACGCAACTTCCAACGGTGGTCATTACTACAGGGACTTCACAGGACTCACAGCGGAGACCACCTACCGGGTTAGCTTCTTCGCCAGAGCTGCGACAGGTGGCCACACGGCGACGGTGGAAGCCACTCTGAATGATCTGTCCACCACTGTTGGTAGCGTAGCGCCAGCAGTCACCCCCACTCGTGGTAGGTACACGTTCACCTTCGACACTGCCTTTGGGCAAACTCAAACACGCCTGCGACTCTTCGGTGGGACAGCTGGTACACAGACAAACACGGGCTACCACGGCATCATGATCACAGAGGGCGATGCTTACGGCCCTGTGATCTACAATGACATCGACCAGGACGGGACGACAGAGACGCTTGCTGTCCAGACCCAGGTACTGAACGTCACAGGCAACGAGCTTACCTCTCCAGACGAGGGGTCGATCTACGCAACCTACATCCAATCGGTGCAGGATACCGGCGCTGTTCGGATGGTCTGCGACATTCACAGTGACGAAGAGGACGAAGACAGGCGCTACCTTGAAGTGCTGTCGGGGGGTACTCAGGACGCAGGGACTTACAGCGGGGTAAGTGCTAGCTACCAGACTACGACCGCGCACACGGCTTTGACCGCCGATGCAGAATACAACAGAACGCTGAAGTGGCGTCGTAAGGCCAACCTGGCCTCTGGTGCGTACACGCTTGAGGATGACATCACAGCGCCGTCTGCGCTTCAGCAAACAGTTGTCGGAACAGCGAACACTGAGGGCACAGGAGGGCACACCAGGATCTTCATAGCCTGCAACAACGACGGCACGGAGCAACTCTCCGGGCTACAGACACTAAGACTCTTCTCGGGGGAAGCTAGGGACGCGAGCCTGGTGCCAGCTGTCGTGTCGCCACCAGCAGCCACAGCCTTCTCCTCGGACCCAGGCATCTCCTCTGGGGTAACAGACCACGGTGCGCTCACAGGGCTCTCGGATGTTGCTGACCACCCAGGGTACCTACTTCTTACAGGTGCGCGAGCATCGACTGGCGTCCAGGCGTTCAACGCAGGGGTTGACATCGGTGGGAATACGCTAAGCGACTCACTGGTAGCCGCCGACACATCTGTCTCGACATCAGACCTTGCCCTTGTCACGGCTGGCTATCTCGATGGGCTTTACCTCCGCGACACTGATGCATACACCCACCCGAACCACTCGGGAGATGTAACCTCTGTTGCTGATGGGGCCACGACGATTGGTACTAACGTGGTGACTAACGCCAAGGCTGCCCAGATGGCGGCGAACACGATCAAGTCTAACGCGACGGCCAGTCTCGCTGACCAGTCCGACTTGGCAATGGGGGCCAGTACGATCACGGCCAGACTGGCTGCCGGTAACATCGTGGCTGCCACCCCTACTGAGATCAGAACCCTTCTCAACGTAGCCGATGGGTCGAATGCCTACGTCCATCCGAACCACTCTGGCTCAGAAGTAACCTCTGTGGCAGATGGCGCTCTAACGATTACTGTCAATGGGGTAGCCAATACCAAGATCGCCCAGATGGCGGCGAACACGATCAAGTCTAACGCTACGGCCAGTCTCGCCAACCAGTCCGACTTGACGATGGGTGCCAGTACGATCACGGCCAGACTGGCCGCCGGTAACATCGTGGCTGCCACCCCTACTGAGATCAGGACGCTGCTGAATGTAGCTGATGGGGCGAATGCCTACGTCCACGAAAACCACTCTGGTGATGTTACTTCGGCAGCGCTGGTGACGACGATAACAGCGGGGGCAGTGACAAACGCCAAGCTGGACGACATGGTGCAGGCAACCATCAAGGGGCGTGCATCAGGGGCAGGTACAGGAGTCCCGGTAGATCTCACCGCGCCCCAGGCGACCGCAATACTCAACACCTTCACTACGTCACTCCAGGGACTCGCACCGTCTTCAGGTGGTGGCTCGACCAACTACCTACGAGCCGATGGCACCTGGGCCACCCCTCCAGACACAGCTCCAGGTGTCACTGCACTATCAGTCACAGACATCGATGACCCATCCACTGAGTTGAATGCGATCAGTGGTGCTGCAAAGGGGGACACCCGCCTGTGCTATCAAACAGTAGCCGGTCAAGACGAGTGGACGACGTACGCTTGGGACGATGCAGACTCTGGCACCGAGTCAGTCCCACACACCGTGGATGGTCTAACAGGTCTTTGGTACGCCATCGCAGGTAAGTACAACGGGGGCGGGATTAGTGCGGCACCTGGCACAGACACAAGTTTCGCATTCGGGAGGGCGATCATAGACGCAAGAGTTTCTGGAACAGTCTATTTCTCCAACTGGGACCGGCCTGGGGCTACTCAGTACGCCATTAAACAGAGCCAGATGGGGGCGACGACCATTTCCGGGGCCGGATTAGTTTTAGCCATAGGGGGCACTGGTATATTTAATGTAGAGGAAGTCAATGGCCTTGTGTGCCAGACAGCCGCAGGCCCTTCTCTAACAAATGAAACTTCCACGGCGACAAACCCGACTATAATTCACAACAAGTTGGACTACACCACTGGTGTAGGGGGGGTCTCTGGAACATTAAACATGATCGTGGGTGGCTCGTCCGCACTTCTTCTTGACGCAAGCCTCGACGCCACGTTCGCAGGTGACGTGTCGATACCAATTGGTGACGCCATTAGGTTTAACGGGGCCGCCGGAAACTCCTACATCTCCTACAACGCAGCGTTCACAAGATTCGATATCTACTCTGGGGGTACGCTCAGTTGTCGAATAGACAGCGGGTATATCAGAGGACCCGCTGGTGTCGTAGGCTCACCGGCCTTTTCTGACATCGCGTCTGGCAACAACGGGATGTATTTCCCCACCACCACATCGGTAGCCTTTTCCGCTGGTGGCTCGCAGGCGCTGCTCCTCGACTCGGCCCTGGATGCTTCGTTCTCTGGGGATGCACTCCCAATTGTAGACAGTACGTACTCCCTGGGGACCACGTCACTCCGTTGGGCCTCACTCTGGGCCGACGCCATCACGGTCACAAATGACGCGGACATAAACGGGGACGTCGACGCCAACGGAGGG